ATTCGCCATGTCTTAATATTCTTGCTAATCTTGCTTGGTGGTATGCGTCTTCAGGCAAATATTTATTTCTTAAAAATTCATTAATTACAGCTTCCCATAGCTCATCTATATTTTTCTTATCTAATAAAACTCTAGATGCTTTTACAACTCCAACACCTACACAACCTTTATATCCATCAGCTTGGTCGCCAACTAAAACTTGAGTACAAAAATTATAATCAGCTTTGTTACCATCTACATATTCAATACTGTCATCTATTATAAAACAATGCCAACCTGATATTGTTCGCATATCTTTATCACCAGATACTATGACACTTTTGTTTTTATATTCTCCTGTAGCTAATAAACCAATTACATCATCTCCTTCTAAATTAGGATAACTTTTAGTTTTGTAATTTTTAGCAATCCATTTCTTTAATTCAGTATAACAAACAGGTTTTCTAATAGCTTTTCTATAAGATTTATAAGAACTATCTAATTGCTTTCTAAAATTATTTTTATCTGAAAAACAAATTAAAACATCGTTAGAATTAGTATGTTTTAAATAAAATTCTATTGATTGAAACCATAATTGTTTAACACTTCTAAAATCACAATGTAATGTCCAAACATCATTACCCCAATCAGTTGGAACTTCTTGTGATGAAGATATTTTATAGGAAAGTAAATCTCCATCTACTAACATTATTTTATTTTTGTTAGCATAGAAATCATTCATATTTTTCATTTTTTTTCTCCATTAATTAAAATCATTTCAACAATACAATTTGTTGGTAAAACATTTCTGTCTCCAAAAGAGGTAATTCTAAAATGCTCATCAACTGAATAAGATGCAAAAGTTTTTACAAACTTCTTGTTTTTAGAAAAAACGTAACCTTCAATTACACAATGGTCAGGACAGAATTTTTCAAATTCTTTTTCATCACACCAACCTGTATCTCCTGTTGGGTCAATAAAAACTATTTTATATTTTTTATATAATTCAATCTTGTCTAATTGTTTTTTATTCATCTTTTTTTGTTTTGATTTTTCTTGTGATAATTTAGCAATTTATTTAAACAAACATTTAAATGTTTAATCTCATCATTCATTCTGTATATTATGTCTTTACATTCACATTCAGGTTTAACTACGTTAGTAACGTGAGCTTTTTGTTTGTAAAAAAAATCTTTGTTTGTCATTTTTTTTCTCCGAATTGTTTTATTTGAATGTAAAAATCTATGAGGTCTTTTGCTGGAATTATGTAACCTACTGAAGTGTGATTATCTCCACCCCTTTTAAGAGGATAACCAACTACAAATTTTTTAAGTAAATTTAATGGAATACCAATAAATATTTGTTCTTTTCTTTTTACTACTTGTAGGAAAAATACCCAATATCTAGCAGTGCTTACAGAAATACCAGAAGGTTTCTGTCTGCTTTCTATTTCAACAAATATATTAGAAGTTTTATACCAAAGTCTATCAGCTTTAACTTCAACTGTACCTTCTATTATTTTTTGAAATTCGTTTTCATACTTTTGACCAAATGCCAAGTCCAAATCAAACTTGTTAGTGCGTTTCAGACCAATTACTGCCTACTTTAATTTCACCAGTCAAAGGACATCTAAAATTAAAATGTTTTCTTGTTAATTCAAAAGTTAATGATGCAATAGATTTAAAATGTTCTATTTTTTCTTTAACAACATAAAACTGCATTTCATCATGGATATGAAGTACCATTGCGTAATCCTTACCCCATACAAAACTATTACAAGCTAGATTATCATTAAGAATAATTGTTCCTTGTTTAACAAGTAAAGCTCCCGCAGATTGTATTAAAGTATTTAGTGTAGAGTAATCTGCTCTACATATTAATTTTCTACCATCTATACCTTTTAAATAACCAATACTTTTAAATTTATTTCTAACTGATTGATTAAGAAGTTTTAATGATGGTAATGCTTCTTCAAATTTTTCTCTGACTAATTTTGCTTCGTTGTCAGACGTTCCAATAATTTCAGCAATTCTTTTATTTCCTGCACCATAAATGTAAGCATATATAAAAGTTTTAGCTTGAGAACGTGAGGATAGTCCGAGAATTTGTTGATTGGTGGAATGTATATCTGCTTCAAGTAATTCTTTTTGAAAAGCACCATTGTCATAATTATATAAGTAATGAGAAAGGACACGAAGCTCAAGCCCAGAAAAATCAATACCACACATAACCATACTGGAAGGAGCAACAAAAAGCTGACGAAATTCAGTACCATATAAACTATCTTTGCTTGGTACTTGTGCAAGGTTAGGACTGTGGTGTGTGCATCTTCCTGTGACTGCTCCATTTTCGATAACTTTTCCATAAATTTTTCCATTAGATATTGATTTTAATAATGATTGGTCTCCTTCGGCTAATTGTGAAATTCGTTTTTGAACTAAAAAATGTTCTGCTAAAACTTTAGCAATTGGATATTTAAGCTCTGATAAAATCTTTTCGTTTATCTCTGGCTTACCTGTTGCTGTAAATTGTGTAGGTTTCCAACCAAATAAAACTTGAAGTCTATTAGCTATATGTTCTCTAGAATTTGGATTAAATACTTCTGTAACGTACCTTTTAATAGGCACACCTTTTTTATAACCTAATTTTGCATTATTTCTTTTAGGTCTAAATATACTGTCTAATCTTTCCCAATTTGGGAAGACCGAAGCTAGTTGTTTTTCTAGCTCCAGTCTTCTTATTAGCAAGGACTGATATAGCTTCTCAAGAGAAGTCACATCTATCAGAACCCCATATTCTTCTTGTTTTTTTATCCAGTAAGCAAATTTATGCTCTAGTTCTATTGCTTGTTTAGAATAATTTACGTTCTCAATTAATTTATAAAGTTTGTAAGTTATCTCTACATCTCTCTCACAATAAGTTTGCATTTCTTCAGACCACTCATCAAACTGTTGTTTATCTTTAAAATCATCTTTTAATAAACCAAGTCTAAAACCATAACTTTCAAGAGAATGTTTTCCTATAAATTTAGGTGGTACATTATTAGCTTTACAATCTTCCTCAATCCTGTTTGTCCAAATTAGTCTAGCAAGAAGTAATGTATCAACAATGTTTCCATTATATTGAAATCCATAAACTTTTTCTAAAGCAGGTAGGTCAAATTTTAAAACATTATGACCAATTAAAGTATCTGCTTTCTTTAATAATTCTAAACCTTCATTTAAATTTTTAGGATTATAAGAATATACTTTTTGAGTATTTATATCTTTGCAAACAATACAATGAATTTTATTTAGCTTATCTACAAAGCCATTAGTTTCTACATCTACAATTAGTTTCATATTAATTAATTTTTGTAACAACCAGTAAGAAAGATTACTTCATTGTTATAAGTTGATTTATTTTTAGTGAATTGTTCTATTGCATCAGTACAGGACTGATTAGATTGTAATTTAAATGTATATGTTTGGTGACTAGTTGTTACGAAAAAAAATATTTAGCTAAAGAAAATTGTTTAGAGACAATATAAACAAAAGCTATTAAACAAATTAATAAAATAAAACTTTTAATATAATTTTTTATTTTAGTACGGTTATCAATACTTCTTTGAACTTGGTCTCTAAAACTTTTTAAAATAAAATTATCCATTAATGTATTACCGATATTGTTATTTTTTCTGTTGAAGGAATAAATGTTGAAATATTTTTAAGAGCTTTATTTATTATCTTTTGAGCTTCAACATCTCCGCACATTATAACTGGGAATACATTTTCAAATTTAATTGAATTGTAAATTGCAGTCATAATTGTTTTACAAGTTTCATAAACTATCTGTTGTTGTTTTGTTGATAGTTTAAGATATTCTTCTCTCTCAATGAGATAAGTAAGAATAAATTTTTCTAAAGTTTTGTTATTCATGTTGTCCTTCCGATAATCTTCCTGATTGTTTGTTGTAAAATAAGGTTGTTGCAATTCCTGTATCACCAGAAAATCTATTTTTTAAAACTCTTACATTCATAAGATTACTTTCATTTTCTGATTGCTGATTTCTTTCAAAACCAATTACTGCATCTGATAATTGAGCAAGTGAATGAGAACCTCTTAACTGATTTAAAGAAGTAGTGTGACCTTCTTCATGTCCTGTTTTACTGTCAGGTCTTCTTAAATGAGAAACTACAAACATTGCACATTTAAGTTCTTCGACTAAACTTCTTAGTTTAGTCATAGTATTGTCTATTAAACGTCTTTCATCACCTTCTTCTAAACCTGAAATAACTATTGAAATATGGTCTAAAAATATAACTTTGCAGTCCAAACCCTGAACCATATAACGAATACGACTTGTTAAATCTTCGCTGTCGCTAGAGCCAAAGTGGTCGTAAAAACAAATCTTATCTTTTATTTTTTCCCAAGAATTAATTATAGTTTCATGAGGTATTGTTTTTTTAACTAGTGGGTTATGTAGGGGAGCATTAACTGGTATAGAGACAATACCTCTTATACTTCTTTTAAC